TGAAACAACGCCATAAAAACTCGGCTGTTATTAAATGTTTTAATGAAGAAGCTAATTATCTTAAAAAATCGGTTGAGAAATATAAACGTAAAATGGAAAAGGTTGAGCGGGATACAAACCTGAAGCAATTTAAAAAAATTGCTAATGGCACAAAGAAAATAAGTGAAAAAAAATTCTTTCAAAATAGAACGTTGGAAGACCAAGCAGCGTTTCTACGTCAAATGGAAGAAATAAACAAACATACTTATATTGACAAACCTTATAAATTTAAACTTTTAGATACTGATATTCCATTACAATTGAAAGCGTGTGCTATGAAAAAAATAGAGATGCTTAATTTTATGGATCCGAGTATGGGAGAATATTACAAAATGAAAAAATGGATAGATACGTTTATGACTATCCCATTTGGTAAATTTAAAAAACTACCTGTATCAATTGAAGATGGTGTAGACGCGTGTAAGAAATTTATGATGGACGCAAAGACTCAGTTAGACAATGTCGTTTTTGGGTTGGATGATGCAAAAATGCAAATTATCCAAATGATGGGATTATGGTTATCGAATCCCGATGCGGTTGGGTCAGCTATTGCAATTCAAGGTCCGCCTGGAACTGGAAAAACAACCTTGGTTAAGGAAGGTATTAGTAAAATTTTAGGTCGTGATTTTGCGTTTATTGCACTTGGTGGCGCAACAGATAGTAGTTATTTGGAAGGTCATGGATACACGTATGAGGGTAGTAGTTGGGGTAAAATTGTAGATATTCTCGTCCAATGTGATTCTATGAATCCCGTCATTTACTTTGACGAGTTGGATAAAATTAGCGATACACCAAAGGGTGAGGAAATTATTGGAATATTAACACATCTAACTGATACAACCCAAAACTCGTCGTTTCATGATAAGTATTTTTCAGAGCTTGATTTTGACCTCAGCAAATGCCTGTTTATTTTCAGCTATAATGATGAAAGTAAAATCAACCCTATTCTAAAAGACCGAATGTATAGAATTTACACTCAGGGTTATAATAAAAAACAAAAACAAGTTATTGCGCGGAACTACCTTATGCCTAAACTTCGTGAAAGTATCAAGTTTCACGAAACCGACGTTGTTATCAACAATGACATTGTGGATTATATCAATACAAAGTATGTTGAAAACGAAAAAGGTGTAAGAAATATGAAGAGGTGTTTTGAAATTATTTATACCAAATTGAATCTATATCGGTTTATAGATTCAAACTCGTCATTTTTCGATGAACAGACGGATACAGTGGTGGTTGATAAAAAACGAAAAGACACTATTACATTTCCAGTTAATCTATCCAGAGAACTCGTAGATTCACTCCTAAAACGCGACCAACATATTGATGGATATCCACATTTATACCTATAATAGTTTGACTAACAACAATTTGATTATCATTATTATTTTTATTTAAATTGAACGTCAGTCGTTTTTCTATACTATAACAATACTATACGATGGCCATTATTAATTTGTTTAAAAGTGCCACATTAGAGGAACTTTTTGTAATGATTGATGAAGATAATGAGCCTAATATTATTGAGGTTATTGGTAACCATCTAGACGCTTTTCATAACCGACCTCTAAATAAGTATTTTAGTTTTCCATTTGCTATATTAATGTTTTTTACACTAGATAGTTATTTAGACTACGCATGTTTTCCATTAATGTGTTATATTACCTTTTTTACAATGTGGTCTATATTCTTTGTATTTTGGGTTTCTATGGATTTTGTAGCCTTTAACCTTGAATATCTATTTAATCAACGAGTAATAGATATTTAAGGTTATCAATAAATTAGTTTTAGAATATAATTACTAATTCACTATTTTTTATAATAATGATAAACGGTTTCTCTATATATTAACCATAATTCGGACAATGTTATTAATTCGTGTGTGTATTAGAGACGTACTACTTATATTATGAAAATACATATTACACTTAAATGAGTTAAAGAGTCAGAAATCATTATAAAAACAATTATATAATTTATAGGTTGGTAATTTAGTCATAACTAACCCAATTAACGTTTTACAAATACCTTCTCTCCATCGAAGGCGCCACTATCTATTTGTTGCTGGGCATATTCTGGCCCACCCCAATTGTCATCAGTAGCAAGCGGACTTTTATCCTGTTGTTGTCTAGTTTTATCGGATTCCTCAAAAGTGGTATAACTCCCAATCTGTTGATTTAATGGGTCGAATCCAGGTTGATTACCAATATTATAAGGAGGATTATCATATGAAGCGTCAATCAATGGTTGGAGTATCTTTTCATCAGCACCTTCGTATGGGTTTTGTATTAAATCATCACTTACGGCACCCATAAAACCAATACCATCACTTGGTATATAAGTTTTATTGCCCTGTGTATCATAACTCTCTTCCAACATCATAACAGGACATTTGAACCCTTGACTATCTTGCCACATTACAAATTCCCCATACTCTTCTAGAGTATTAAACACGATTGGATTTACACCAGGCACCTTAGCGACATTGGAATTATATAACATTACTTTATTACCCTCTTTTACCAACAGATTGCCACACATCCGTTTATTCTTTTCCATCTGACTCATACCTTCTTTGAGAGAACCCATATTAAACACATAAAAAACACCACATAGTATAAATAAAAATACAATAAAATACCAAACCAACCTTGTCATTATAGTTTATTTTTATTTTTATTATTATTATTATTATTATTATTATTATTATTATATTGTATTTTATATAAAATTGATTCTAAATTACGTATATTAAGGTTAATCAATTTAACATAAGCAATGGCGTCTATGATTCAATCTATTGACCTTAAACAAGACAAGCCTAAACGCGAACGCTGTTCATTTGATACGTGTAAAAAGAAGCTTTTAATAACTGATTTTAAATGCCTATGCAAGAGCCGTTTTTGCATTAGACATCGTTTTCCAGAAGAACATGATTGTACATTTGATTTTAAACAACGAGGACGCGATATACAAAACAAACAATTGACTAGTAAAAAATCCAACATTAATGTTCATACACAGGATTATGGTGGAAACGCGTATTAACCAACCAAGTAGTATAAATTAATTAAACAATACCAACCTATATTATAATGCCAATCCAAGAGGATATTATTTTTATTTCAAATGATTACCAATCAACCCAAGATTGTATTATATGTTATCATCCTATACAAAATCAACCTATTCACAGTTTAGAAACTTCAGAAGATACCAATGACGCTATATTAAAGTCTATTTTTTACTATAATATAAAAAATCAAAACTGCTCGTGTCTCTACGAAGTGGATTTCAAATGCTTAATTAAGTGGCTAATGACATCACCTGTATGTCCGATGTGTAGAACGCTTATCGATGTCAATTCCAATACCAGTTCCATTACGATTGTTCCTCAGAATGGGTCTATTGTTCTTATTAGTGACCGTGACCATAGAGAATTACTATTAGATCTAACTCATTACGACCACATTGATACGGAGGATGCTATTGATCCAATTAATATCCCAGTCCCGGATGAGAACGAAATCGTCATTATTCACCACCCAAATCGCTTTACACAAGTTATTGTTAATGCTCTTATTGCGTTTATTATAATGATTGTATTGATAATATACATATACACTCAATAGACACACAATATGATTACATATTCCAACGTTGTGTATTAAATGGATTTATAGACAATTGACCTAACCGTTCATTCCAATACTGTTCTGTTTTTTGTTGTTTGGCTTCTTCAGGTGTCTGTGGAGCAAGTTTTTTGTTGGTCATCAAACTCTGTTCTGTAGGCGTAATAATAGGTTTTTTACCAAAGCAATTCACTCCGAAACGCGCGTCAGGATTTCCAATAAAACCCCCATTGACACCTGGCCTACCACAATCATTTTTACGTCCATTTTTTTTCAACCGTTCATAAGTCGCCTTTTGTGTTGGAAAAAAAGCCATCTGGTCTTCTGACCACCCATAATTACACCATTCACCCCCTTTTTTATACGCCTTTTCAATATCAAAATAATTGGCTAAACGTCCTCCGAAAGCCCCACATATGCCTTTGGCGTCATCATACGTATAAACATTGTCGTTAATATGAAAGACTTCTTCACCACCAGTGCCACCTTTTCCAAATGAGAGATCAGGAAAGACGTCTTGGTCAGGAAATAACGTATCGTCCAATTTATTAATAATAATATCTAATTCAGGCTCATTTGTAAACAGATTAACAAAGGTCGCGCTTATATCAATGTTAAAAAAGTATTTTAATATGTTTAAAGTTAAAAGAACAAAAAACAACAATATTGCTAGGTTCCATGCTATTGAAGGCGAAATTATAAATAATATATAGGTTACAGTTATTACCAACAGTGTCGTTAGCCATGGATTTTCGAGCATTATTATGGAATTGGGTAATTGGGGTATCACTGTCGCCGGTAAAGGAGAGACTGTTTTTAAAAGCGTTTCCATAATTAACTATATAGTATTTTTATATTTTTTTCATAAACAAACAGTAGCTTTTAGAATAAAGATTTGGTATGTCTGTATCGGGATTGTTAATTAACTTAACAGATTGGTCGTTGTAAATATACCATTTTCCACTGGCGTTTTTCACTACGCTAAAATAATGCCCTCCGAGAGTACCACCACTATGAATACAAAAACCATATACCTCATATGTATTTGAATCTCCTACAGTATGACTCTCTACATATGGGCTCATATCAATAACAATGGAAAACATACCGTCTTGGCTTTTATTGTCCAAAGCCATTGTCAAATAATTATTTATTTTCCGACCATAATTATTGAACCGTTTTAGACAAACAATCATAATCATAGGTAATTTCCAATAACAATGCTCAATAAACACGTCTTCCTTCTGTTTTGTGGTTTCATTATACCAAGCGTTATCCCCTTCTAATATTTCCGACTCCATAGAGTATTTAAAACAATCGTCGAGAGAAAAAGCGTTTTTAACGACTGTCGTCTCGGGGATTGACAAATTCAATATAAAAAACATCTCTGGGTTTTCTACATGTGTCGTGACTGGAATAGTTTTACTTTTAATTCTCATTAATTGAACACCAAAGAAAATATTAATCATTTCAGAATATTCTTTTTCGTAGGTGGATTTAATTTTATCAAAACACTTAATAGCCAACTTATCACTGTTATTAATAACCTGACCATTAATAGTCATTTTAACCTGACGTTTTAATTCTTCATGGAACTGTTCCAACATGAACATAATAAATTCACAACAGTCGTTTTGGTTATAACCTGTAAATAACATTTGTCCCTTTTGCTGAGCCTTTTTCTGTACGCTTTCCAACCAGCGATCACATGAGATGACACAATTCTCGCTCCACATAAGGTTATTCAATGTAGCCCATTCTTTAATTAATGTTCCTTCACTCAATGTCTCTAATTTAGAAACAAACTGCTCATTGGTTAAAAGTTCTCTTAAAATATAGGTATGTGAAAGACATTGTAAACAGGCGTTCATAAAACATGTGTTGCCTAAATTAGATAATCCTGTTAATCCACGACCCTTGTATTTTTCGTTATCAAAAGACGGTAGTTCTTGGTAAATAGATGACGCCATTATACTTATTAATAATATAGTTTAAATGTTTATATTTAACTATATTATTCATGTCTTGGTTATCCAATACCCCCTTTAATACACTGACTACATCGGTCAATAACACGACAACAATACCACCCTCTTTGTTGCAACAACCTGTTTTTAATCATCAATCTGGAGAGTCTTCTACACTAGATAATGATTTGGATTTTGACACCGACCATAACATCATCAATTATGATATGATTATGAATAGCTATTTACAAAACCTGCATTATACAAGGAACACTATCCGTGATACACTATATATTCAAAACCAGTTTAATAGCCAAATAAACACACATCTTCATCGTCTTGGAGAAGAATCTAAAAACCTATATCAACTATTGTTGTCTAACGAACAACTTACAAACCGAATTGTTAATAGTAATACTAATATCCAAAATGCCAACAATGCCCATCGTCAACAGAATAACATTGAATTTCAGAGAGAGTTCCAACGTATTTTTACTATTATTACTTCCCAACCACCGACTCAAAACCAAGAAATGACCGATGTTGTTATCGCTCCGAGAGATGATATTATACTACAAGCAACAACGACCTTGAATTATGAAACAATTGCGCCGGAAAACCGGTTTTATGAGCGGTGTCCCATAAGTTATATGCTATTTGAAGATACCACACCAGTGTTAAGAATAGATCACTGTGGTCATTTTTTTGATAGTAATGCCTTGCTAGGGTGGTTTAGAATGTCTCCCATATGCCCTATTTGCCGTCATGATATAAGAACGGGTTATGAATCAAATATCAATTCGGATCAACAATAGAGTATATTTATCCTTATAAATATTGTTTAATACATGTAATCAATTACATTAATCTGTATTAAAATACTTTTTTCTCATTCTCTCCATATCGGCGTCAGTGATGCGTTTATTACTAATAAATGGTTCATATGAACCATACTTAAGCATTTGTATTATAAAATACAGGCTATACATACCACATTCGGTGTTTTTTTTTTGATGTTGAATTGGAAAGTTTTTAATGAATTTATACTTGTGTTTTGTCTGCTTTTGTATTTTCTCAACCAATCGGTGTATTTCGGTAGGTATATCAGAACCAGCACTATCAAAATAAACAATATGTTCTCTCGTAATATCTATAAAAAGTGAAACCCAATGTTCGCCTGGCTTATTATGGGGATCCGTGTTAAAAATAATACCTATTTTATTTTTTATACCTTGTTTATTAATATTAAAATTACATAGTGCGTTCCATACACATTCCGTCTGGGTTAGTTTTTTATCAAAATCAATCGGAGATGGTCCTATAAAACGAAAACAATGGTATTTTTCTTCATATTGCGACATGACAGAGTCTATGTCGATGCTGGTTAACCACGTATTGGGATTTGTCTGCCATTCTTCAGGTGCTTCAGGTGCGTAGGCTGTTTCTAAATCATTTAATAAATCATATCCAATACCACCTTTAAACATTTCGCTCTTTAACCAACAACGTTCGTTTGTGCATGTCTTGGAAAAAATATATTTAAATCGTTTCCATATTTCTCTCGGTATCATAGTCGTTATCTTTAAATCAGGGTGGCGTTTATTCCATAATTGAGCCAGGTCTATTAATTCTTTATTAGAAAGACATGAATATTCGTTTTTACTTGTAGATAATGGGCTACAGGCTATAGAACCCCTTATATGAGAGAGTTGTTTTCTTTTTAATGACATGCTTTTGATATATTAAATCAAGAAGAATTATTGGACAACATAACCTTGTCTAACTTAGACAACAGATTAAAACGATCATTAACATCTTTCATTTTTTCTAGATTATTAAAATGTTGAAATGACTCGTTGGCGAATTGTAAGAACATTGTGGTTAATTCTGGATACTCGTCGGTATGAGTATGTACTTCGTCATTAGACTGCATCAAAACTTTTATTAATCCAAACAGTCGCTTACGATAGCGTTTCATGTTTTTTTTAAAATCCATATACTCCGAGACGTCAGTTTTACGGTAAGTCGCCCCCGTATCACGACTGTTGTTTTTTACCTTTATTTTTTTAAGTTTTTCACTAAACAACAATTCGTCGAAATTATTCATTATATACTAATGAATAATTTTATATTACTATTTAAACCACATATTTTAACAAAAGAATTATTTAATACATTGTATTAAATTGGTGATAAATTCATACGCTGTTGGCGGGTATCCTCCATAAATACATGTGGATAGACACCATAAGTATTTAAATGTTCCCTTATAGCATTACGACCTGATTCTATTGTGGTATCACTTACCATTCCTCCTCTGGAATACATCATACTACTTGTGGATGGTATATAAACACTGTTGGGGTCACAAGACCGTTTTCGAATGATATTTTTCATATCGCTTTCATTGTTTATACTCGCGCTATATTTTTTCCAAGAAGGAACAAAGGGGCTTATTGGGCAAGGTTGCCGTCCAGGTGGATCTATCGATGGTGTATGGTTGAACGGCCTGATATAATTGTTTCTAATAGTATCATTGGTGTTTGTACCAAGTAGAGTATGTCGAGTATCCTGTGGTCGTAGATCCATGGTTGCACAAGACCCTACATCGCCTACGTTAGGCATATAATACTCAAACAATGCCTTATTTTGCACGTCTTCCTTCACGTCGTTTTGACGAATAACCACCCCAGGCTGTTCTAAATTAGTTTCGAATATGGTAGATATATTAAAATACTGAGACATACTATACCTTTATATTTTATGGCTATTAATTTAGAGACATTAGTATACTATTATATAGTATTTGGTGATATGTGTGGTATTTTTGCATTACTAAACCATGAATCTATTCAAAATGATAAAAACAATGCACTTTTAAAACAATGTATTACCAACGCGTTTAGTTCGGCATCCCATCGGGGACCAGACAATTCCACACTTATTTTTGATTCAGTTTCAAAGGCTTGTCTCGGGTTCCACAGACTTACTATTAATGGTACAGCAGATTATTATGGTTCAAATCAACCACTTACAAAAAAAGGTATTATTCTATTGTGTAATGGAGAAATTTATAATTATAATACACTATTGGCAGAATTAGGGTTAGATGAACACGATAAAAAATCCCATACAGGGTCCGATTGTGAGATTATTATCGATCTTTATATTAAATTTGGTATTGAGACTACATTAGAATTGCTTGATGGTGTTTTTGCGTTTGTCTTGATGGACATGCGGTGCCTAACAGACAATACGCTAAAGCCAAAACTTTATGCCGCTCGTGATCCGTTTGGATTGCGTCCTCTTTATTGGTTAAAACACCATACTGAAACAATGGATTATGCCCCTCCTGAAATAATGGGAACATGTCGCCCATTTGGTTTCGCATCAGAGATGAAACAATTGACGCCTATAAATGACTATACAATACAACACACCAACATTGGAGAATATCAGACAATCGAGTCGTTTCCTCCTGGGCATTATGTGTGTTATACTGGTTTTATTCCTTATAATGACTCCAAACAAAATAATAACTTACAAAAAACAGACTATTTAAACAATGACAATATCGCGTGGTTTATCCAACCGTCGACGGTCAGTCTAACAAAATATTTCACATTTCCACATTTTAGACACCATCAGCATGTCGGTATCAATGAACAAGTGGAAACCATTGCAACATATTTAACTAATGCTGTTGAAAAACGGCTTCATAGCACAGAACGGCCTATTGCGTGCCTGTTGTCGGGAGGTCTCGACAGTAGCCTGATTTGTGGTATAGCTAGACAACTACTTCCTAAAGAAATACCACTAGAAACATATAGTATTGGTATGGAAGGTTCTAGTGATGAAAAATATGTTGAATGTGTCTCAAATTATATTAATAGTCAACATACTCATGTAGAAGTATCCAAAAGTGATTTCCTTAAGGCCATACCAGATGTCATACGATTAATCGAAACTTATGATATAACCACTATTCGCGCCAGTGTCGGTAATTATTTAATCGGTAAATATATTCGAAACCATAGTGATGCCAAAGTTATTTTCAACGGTGACGGTTCAGATGAACTTTTTGGGGGCTACAAGTATTTCTTAAACTGTCCAGATAAATACGAATTTAACAGGGAACGAAAACGTCTGTTGACAGATATCCATCATTTCGACGTATTACGGTCAGAGCGGTGTATTTCTGTCAATGGTCTTGAAGCTCGGACTCCGTTTCTCGACAAAGAATTGGTATCGTATGTCATGACATTAACACAGGATTTAACCTTTACCGAGCGTAATCCCACGTCCAATGAATTGTTGGATACCAACCAACCAACATGTGTATTCGACGCAATGAAACAATCTGGTATTGAGAAATGGATGCTCAGACGGGCTTTTATAAACCGCGATATCATACCGCGCAGTATTGTTTTAAGAAGCAAAGAAGCGTTTAGTGATGGTGTTAGTAGTGAAAACGATTCGTGGTATCTAATCATACAGAAATATCTCATTACAACTTTAGCGACCGGTATTGTTAAAAATAAATACGGATTCTTACACATACCATATACTTCATTGTTTGGCTCATATAAAAAACCACTATCAAACAATAGTCATAGTGTAGAAGATACCGTATCTGTAATGAGTTTATACAACACTGGACTCTATGATAAAATAATGCTATGTCATAGATTTCTAACTCAAACCCTTTTGGAAACTGAAAATTACACACAACAGCAGGCCAACGATGTTATGTTATTGGTCGAACAATGGTATTATAAAACAGTATATAATTATTGGTATGGAACTATAGAAATCATACCTTATCCTTGGATGCCCAAATATTCAAAAGAAACAAACGATCCTAGTGCCAGAACATTAAATGTCTATAAAAAAGACATCGCTACAGATGATGAATACACACTGTATAAATCATTAATGCTAGTACATCAATCCCCATCGATTAGTATCGATTTTGATTTAAAAAATGTCTATTGCTAATTAATACTATCACTATATGTAATTATTATTTATAATTACATATTACATATGAATCGTTTTGTTCATTATATAGAAAAGGGCAACCTAATACCTTATTTTATATACACCACCTATATAGCATATATTATACTATATATAGGTATATTTCATATTAAACCTGATTATATAGACCATTTTATAATTATGACTAATCTATATATTTCAATGACTCTGTTATTTTATTTTAATCCTTTTACAAACACCATCGTAGCTCATCCTAATCTTAACCGCATCGTTTTTACATCAGGTATTGTCTTATTTACCAATAGCATCGGTAAAATTATTCAAGTAAGAGAACAATTACAAATACTTATTAACTATATTGTTTAAGTTAATCATTTTTAAGCGTCTGTCTATGTCGTTTATCCATCGATTTTTTTAGACGAAATGTCTTTTTCTTGGATGGTGTTGTATGTTTTATTATATTAGAAAAAAAATACTTTAAATGTCTAAGAACACGCTTGCTAACAATAGTATCAATTTTATAGTGGAGGTCTGTATCTGATCTATGGTTAAAATGTGATATATATGGGCTATACGCCTCTTCAAATCGCCTATTAAAGGTAGTTTCATCAATATCATAATTCGTTTTGAAATACTGAATTATAGTATTGTGTTTTATTTTATCTAAAATAACATCGTATGGATATTGAAACACATAGGGTCTTATTTTTATATAATAAATATTATCGTGATTCATTTTTTCATGAAAATGATCATCTAGAAAAAACACTTTGGTTGATTTTGGTAGTGAAGCACATCGTACTAAATCGTTAAATGTTTTTTGGTACGTTGTTCTACAAGGTTCTATTACTTTTCCGTCTATTTTAAAGGCACATATAATATTGTCGAATAATTCATAGTTGAGTTTATATTCGATATAACTTTTAATCATAAGAGTCCATTGTTTAGGACCATTATTATTTGTATATATCATAACATTAACATTATCAATTTCTTGTTTTTTTTGTTTTACATAACCTAATATATTAAACATAAGCGGACGCATATAATCGTCAAATATATCCATAACATTGTTAAATAACACCTGTGGATGGTGCGATACTGATACCTTTTGGAGAGATTCCCATATACAATTTAATTGGGTAAAATATCCTATTGTCTCGTCTAAATCAAACACAATTGCATTCACACACATATTATAAATACGTAATATATTTTCATCCAATATTATAAAGCATTTAATTTATATCGAATAAAATGATTATATACTTAGTTTATATGGAGGACGTCTGTTTAAACAACACTGACTATAAGGATATATTACAGTTTTACAATATAGATTACACATCGTCCAACAAAGAGCAGATAAAACAAAACGCTGAAAACATAATTGCTTCCAAATTATGCCAATGTATAAACAAACTTGATAAGGTAAAGAAGGTTAAATCGCGCCCTTATGCTGTCGCGATTTGCAACAATAGTATTCTAAAAAAGCATAATTTAAAATACTATGGTTTTTCGTGTAAAAAAAAACCGTCTTTAAAGATATCTAAACGTACAAAGACTAGAAAATGCGTAAAAGGTGCGCGATTAACGAAAAATAATAGCAGATATCCATTATATTCTACGACTAAAACACGACGTAAATCACGTAGATAATGTAGTCGTATTCTAGTTAATCACTGTCTATATAATCCATTAAATTCATAATTAATTGGTCATCATGTCGAATATGTTGGAATACGAAACAATCCTCAAATACGAAATTATTAAAACGACGCCCTAACTTGCATTTTACAAGGACATGTGTTCTATTGTGTTCTTGTGTATAAGCGTCTAAACAAGAAACTGCTATACCCGCCGTTTTTAGTTTGACATCATCAATAGTATTGATGTATTTTAATTTTAATATTTTTGTAAATATACCATATTCTAAGTCACCTATTGTATCTATTATTTTATAACCTTTTAATTGTTTTAACAATGTTTCACATATTTCCAAAGATAAACCAATTGATTCTAAAATAAGTTTATTTGAGGTTTCAATATCGCTCATTTTTGTGGATAAAATAGACTTGTCCGAAATATTATTTACGGAGCTTATCAATGTTTCAATGTCTGTATGTTCATTTAAAGTCATTGTAGTTCCATTACGTCTAACTTTCTAATTTATTAGATTGTTATATTAGTTATATAGGCTAATAAAAATAGGTTAATATTACAAAATATTAGTTTGTTATATTTTTACGATGCGGGCTGGTTATACTATTAAATAATATCGGCTTTAATACATTCAGGAATCAAAGATATCATTGTATCATCGTCATAATAAACCCACATGCGTTGATGAGCCGTCACTTTAAAATAATCAGGGTTTTGGGTCATTTGGTAGGTCTGAAATTGCTGCCATATTGGTTTCCAAGCATGCTCTTGAACATGGAGTTCCACTCGTTGTTGTAATACGAAAAAGTAGGCATCCATTATTATATTCACTATCGTCGTTATTACTAGAGATGGTTCATTTATGGTCTGATATAAAGATGCTAAATAATAGGGGGTAAATTCGCTCATTGATATAGTTGCATAAATATCATCAACAAACCCATCATAGTCCTCCTTTGTAATTAACGATGAACGTCCGAAACCTTGCACACCCCAGAAAATCTCCCAACACATTTGTAATTGAATTAACTGGATTGGTGTCGCCTGATGAAATATATCTGAAAGCATCTCTGATGTATAACCAAGTTCCACGAAAAAATCTCTTTTCATAGCACACATGCCACCAAACAATGGTCTTATACCCCTATGAAAGTCATTATAAAATTGTAAGTATTGTCCATTCTCCCAATGTACACAAACCAGGTCTCTACAGACATTGGTTAAATTATTGATTAACCCACCATCCAACCAAGAAAGAACCATTAATATGGTTTGTGGGTTGCGTATAAATTTAATATCACATTCAAAATGAAAATAAAGGTATTCACTCAATAACGAATGCTGTTTGGAATTTATCAACAAAGAAGTATATTCACTTTCAGTTTTTGTAATAATTGCCATAATGGTGGTGTTGATGATACTCATCTCAAAACTACCAACAAAACAATCAATTTTATTTAAATTGTCAATTACTTATTCATGGGTGAGCGATATGTTTGGTTGAAACGCCTTAGTCTCCTAAGTCTTTAGTGAAGACTGAAGCGTCCGCGGCGTCCGTTTTTTTTAAAAATAAAGTATGGTTTTTTTGGACTTTTTTAAAATAGAAAACTCATATATAGCATATTGCTTTTTAAAAACCGCGGAAAGTGCGGACATTTTGGTCATGAGACCAACTACGGGCAGAAAAAAATCCAACCTTGATTTTTTTCATTTCATATAAAAAATGGGTGTCCGCGGAATTTAA